CGTCTGAGTATTTTGCGTGTAGCTTGGGAACGACTAATGAGGCTTTATCGAGTTCAATATCATCGATTTCACAATCTTTTTCCCACTCAGCTTTCAATTCTTCTAAGTTCATAATATACCATTATAACACAATACACTAGTATTTATAAGGGGTTTTAGGACTTGTCTGCTATGTCGTAATATGAGAATCTAAATGATACATTGACTAATGCTGGTTCGGCCTCAGCACCAGATTCTAGTTCTATCGAACCCAATGCGATAGGAAAACAGTCATGGAATCTGATATATCTATTTGGGAGATTTTTATTTGTGTTGATAACTAGTGTTATATCTGAGTATTGATTTAAGTCATTCGCTACAGACTGTAAAATATTAGTGTTCGATTTAGCAGTTCCAGTAAATGTTCCATACAATTCGGGGTCACTTAGAGGAACTATAGAGTCTATCCAATTGTATATCTCTACAAAGTTCTGTAAGTCTTCATCTACTAAAAACCCTACTTCTAGTGTATCGAATGTTGCCTTATCGCCTGGAAAGAAAGCTTCTAGACCAACGCCAGCAGGTTGAACTGTTTCTCCAAACTGAACACCTGGTATGTTTACTGTTCTAACATAATACTCTACAGTAGGAACTTTATCTATTACAAGTCTAAAGTTATTTCTGTTTAGTACCGATTTGTTTATATCTGTTTTATATGCCATACCACTATTTATGCAAAAAGGGGACCGAAGTCCCCTTAGTTGAGAAAGTAATTACTTCTCGGTTACAAACTCATTCAATTGTCTTGCAGTTGCGATAACTTCTTCCGTTGCAACAAATTGGTCTTTATAACTTCTTTTGTCGTTTGGAAAGTTTTCGTTGTGCATTACGATTGAATCGTTATCTCTATAGAGATTACCTTCTAAAAGGCCTTGTGCTTGATTGAGCAGGTCTGCTCGGATTTCGAAACCAGACTTTGGTCCGGTGCTTATTATATTTGACATAATTTCCTCCTGTGTGTATGTGTGTGTTATGTCTGTATCTTAATGATACTTTATATTTAGTGCATAAAAAAAGGGGTCTCGAAAGACCCCTTTTAGACTCGAACTGAGTTTCAGTTACCTGAAATTCTAATTACAGAATATTGCTTACTGCGATTTTTCTGTAGTATTGGTTAGTTCCATCGGAAGCAAGACCGTTAGCAGGTGTAGCACCTACGAATGGGTTTGAAACCATTCCGTATCTTGTTTTGAATCCGATTTTTGGTTGGAAAGTGTTCTCGCCAACTGCTCTCACCATTTGAAGTGGAACATATGGGCAATAGAACATACCAGCGTCATAAGGATTAGATCCTCTGTAACCAACTGTCATGTAGTCTGAACCTGCATAAGGGTCAACATACACTTTAACTCGGCCGTTAAGAACACCTGCAAATGTATTGCCTGTGTCATCAACATTCAAGTTAGTTGATAGTGCTGGAGCGTAATCTAATACGCCTGCCATTGAAAGAGCAGATGCAACATCACTTGAGCAAAGGATAAAGTTACCTTTTCCACGCCTAGTTTCTTTTGCAATTGTATTTGATTCTCTTTCGATTTGGAACAATAAACCTTTGAACTTCTCAACTGACCATCTTCCGTTAGCGTCAACATCTAAGTTGAAAGTACCAGCAACAGCTGTGCCAGCGGCACCAGTTTTTGCTTGGTTGTTTACTTCTCTTACAACTTCTCTGTTAATCTCTGCAAGTATTTCACTTGAAAGAATGTTTGCTAACTCTGATTCAGCGTCAAGACCGTGGATTGCTTTAAGGTCTTGTGCAAGTTCTAGAGTGTATTCTGCTTTTAATGCTCTGGATACAGCAGTCACAGTTGATTTCTCAATAGTGAATGACATTTCAGCAAATGCGTTATCGGCCGCATCGCCTAGTGCTTCTGATGTAGCTGTGCTCATACCAGTTGAAGTTGCGTTTTGATACGCACTTGAACCGGCAAACGGATCACCTTCTGGATCGGCATCAACACCAGCATTGTCTGTATTAGCTGCGGCTGAATGAGCTGTTCGAGGCTCATTAACACCCATAGCTTCAGAATTTGCTAATCTTGTACCTGAAGGGTAATCTTGGTATCTTGCTTTCATAGCGAAGATAAGTCCTGTCGGACCAGTCATTGGTTGAACACCACAAATGTCGTAAGCAACGAGATTTGGCATAGCTCTTCGAACTAGTGAAATTAGGATAGGATCCCAATTACTAATTCCAGTGCCAGTAGCATTTAAAGGTGCTGCCTCCGCAAGAGTTGCTCTGTCTTCTGCAAGAGCTTTTTCTTGGTTTTCAAGGATTACAGCAGTGACGGCTCTTTTGTAGTTGTCTTCGATTTTAGGTAAATCGGAGTGCTCTAGAATAGGGCTCCACTTTTCTTGTAAATTTTCTGATAAAAACATTTCTATTTCCTTTAAATTTAACCTAATGGTTATTGTTTAATATTAAACTTAACCTAATGGTTGTAGTTTACTAATTGCAGTCGAATACTGGTTCATAGTAGGATCGATAATTGTCTCTTCTGAATCAGATGAGAAATCACCAGTTCCTTCTTCTACTTTAGTATCTTCTGCGATGTTTTCGTCTTTTGGAAAGTAAGCATTCTTAAGTTCTTCAACTTTATCACTAAAGTCTTCAGCACTTGTGAAGTCTACACCTTCTGCAAGGGAAATCATCTTCTCTGTTTGTGATTCAGTTAGGTCATTACATGCCTCTCTAATCACATTGCCTCTTTTGAGCTGGTCGTTTTCTGCGACAACTTCCATATTTTTAGATACTTCGCTGTCGAGTTTTTCTTCCATATCATCAAGACGATTTGCGAGTTCATCAATAACATTATACTTATCTTCGGGAACTTCAACATAATGTTCTACGAACAATGTTTTCAGTCCATCGATAAAGTTATCTGTCATTTCTGACCTCAAACCCCTTTCGATTGCAAGTTCGTTTTCTTTCGTCCACTCTTCTGCACAATAGGATAGATACTTGTCAACTGCTTCCGAAAGGTCGCCTTTAACTTTATCTATTGAGGTTTTTAAATTCTTTGAATAAGTTGATTCTAATTCTTCTTTGATTTCTGCAACTTTTGAAGTGACTGCAGCCTTAAAGATAACTCTTGCCTTTGCAGAATTTTCTTCTGAAAGTTCAAGTGCTTCTGAGATTTTTTCTAGGTCGTCTTCTATTTCAATCTCAATTAAGTCGGATTCGATTTTAGCAGACTCTTTGACTTCTTCGTCATCTTCGTCTTCTTCATCGTCATCGTCTTTCTCTTCTTCGTCTTCGTCTTCTTCTTTCGCTACTTTTTCTTCAAGTTTCGAATATGTTTCCGCAACTGTTTCTTCGTCTGAACCCTTTAAGAATTCAACGATGTTTCTTGCGATTTCTGCTTTAGTCAAGGATTCGTCAACCTCTAGAGTATCTTTACTTTCAGACTGTACCATTTCTGCATACATTGTCTGTAAGTCTTCTTTACTCATATCCTTCATTGTGTTGACCATAGCCTTGATATTCTGCATTTTAGTTGGAGCGTCTTCCGAGATAGCTTTACCACTATCAGTTTCTTCACCTTCTTTAACTGCTTTCAACTTAGGTTGCTTCTCTTTTGCACCGGCGCCTTTCTGTTGGGCATCGCCCTTAACTTCTTTGGTTCCTTTTTCTGCACTTTTGACTGAAGCAACTGCTTTGTCAACAGGATTTTCTTCTGGTTTGACGACTTCACCTTTACCACTTTCAATTTTAGCGGCATCAGATGAACCTTGCTTAACAGGTTTTGAGTCACCTTTTTGAGCTTTAGAATCTGGCTGAAGAGCCTCTTCTATTGCCTGTTCTAGGTTTTTTTCTAAATCTGCCATTTGTTTCTCCTGTTTGAGTTTTAGCTTAACTCTTTTATTTATATATTATAGGTTCTCTACGAACTTCTTCCATAAGATTAATTTGGTTTCCTCAAGTTTATTAAGCCTTGCAGATTTTAAATCTTTCTGCATTTGTTCGGCGTCTCTTGCTTTAAGAATACCAGATTCATAGACCCACTCTACTCCTTCCATGATGCCTTCTACGAAAGCCTCTGGAGCACTAGGGTCTGCAACGATGTCAGCGGCCGTTGCCAGCTGAAAATCGTCTTTAACATATTGAGCACCGCCTCGTTGTTCAAGTGAACCCAAGCCACGAGAGGATACTCCTAGTTTTGCACCGTCATTAATCAGATTTCTTACAATCTGACCGTTTGGTGTTGATAAAATCTTTGCTCTCCCCATGAAATTATTACCATCTTCTTCTAATTTGGTAATCATGTGAGATACTTTGTCTAAATTGATTGTTGGACCGTCTGGATGTCCTAACTCACCGAATGCTCTGTCTTTCTTGACAAACTCTTTTACATAACGGGTTACTTCTTTTGCCATTACAGCTTTGGGATATACACGACCATTTCTGTTTTTGATTTCTGACTGCATAAAAATACCTTCTATGAAGTATTCTTTTTCACCCTTTTCGTTTGCTTCAACGATGACTGGTGAAACATTATAATTACTATATTCTGATATTAATTTCATGTGTTTGTCTCCTGTATGACATCTAATATTTCTTCTTTTGAGATGTTCTCTTCACCCATTTGTTTCAGCATATTCTTAATATTTTTCATCTCTTTGTCGGCTTCTTTCATGTTTTTGTATGGATCTCCCATAGACACTCCATCTATATAGACATGAACCTTTCCTCGTTTATCTTCGCCAAATCTAACATCCAGCGTTTTACCACCTACTTTCTCAGTAGACTTTTTAACTTCTTTCTGGTCACGAGGAAGTTTAAACTTTGCCTCATTCAGAATTGTTGTTATCTGTTCCCAAGTCTTCGCCATTATTCCAATCTACTGACATTTCGACTCTTTTCATATCGACAGCGTCAGCAGCCTTTTGTTTGATGCCTTGATTTATTGTATCTTTCGCATCGTTTAATTTACCAGCTTCTATCTGGTTTACTATTTTATTACTAATTTCTGACATTAGAATCCATCTCCATCTTCTTCGTTATCACTATGTCCCTCAGAATCCATTTCGCCTTGTATTCTAGCAATATCATCTTCTGAGAAACGAAGTATATGTTTTCTGATATATTTATCAGAAAAATACTTACCAACAAATGATTCTGCCTGTGAAAGAATATCTAATCTCTCTCTAATTATCTCTCCCTCTTTCAATTCTTGGAAGTGATTATCTGTTGCAAAATCATAATATATAAAATCTTTAAATGCATCGAACTCTTCTCCTGAGACTAAGTTCTTAAGAATCATTTGAGTTCTTAACAAGTCTGTAAAGAGCCTAGCAAACTTAGTTTGTAATCTCTTAGTGAACTTGTTAAACTTAAGTTCATCTCTAGATATCTCAGATGCCCTACCCATATTGAAACCTGTATCAGCTTCAAGCCTTGAGATAGGCACATTTAGAGAACGATACAACTTCTTCTTGAAGTATTCTATATCTTCTATCTCTGCAAGATTCTGACCACCTGGTAGAGTTGTAATCTCTGTTCCTCGACCACCTTCTCTTCTAGGTAACCAAAAATCTTCTAGCATTGACATGTGGCGTCTATCATCTTTGATTTCGCCGGTATCTGCATTATAAACAAGTTTATTTCTATACTTGTTCATAGTATCTGCAAGATACTGTTCTGCCTTTGCCTTCGGAAGGTTTCCTACATCAATGTAGAAAATTCTTCTTTCTGGTGCCCTTGATATCCTATAGATAACAAGTGCATCTTCC